CCTGTTGGTAAAGCACCGCTCGCAGCCGTTACAAGTTCTGTCAACATCTCTTCTTCTGACCATACTTATCAACAGGCTATTTTTGATAATGCTGGGATTTTGGCTGGTTATTTCACGACAGAGAATAATCTGCACGATGACGCATTTGATAGATTAGATCAATCGCTGGACGAATACAGGGGTAAGAAGAACGCTGGCAAGACACCACTTTTTGACAACGGGTTAGAGTATAAAGCAATCGCTGTTAATCCTAAAGATATATTCAATGCTATTTCCGGCAAGAAATCAATGGAAGAGATTGCTGCCGCTTTCGGTGTGCCGATGTCTTTATTGACACCGGAGAATACAAACAGAGCCAATGCTGATGCTGCCAACTATGCTTACCAACGAGACACAATCCACCCTCGATTAATAATGAGGGAACAGAAAATAAACGAAAAGATAATGCCCCTTTACGATCCTAAACTGTTCTGTATGTTCGATAATCCCGTAATGGAAGATAACGAAGCAGTCCGCAAGAAAATAGAATCTGGAACGAAGATAGGATTGTTTACTATTAATGAGAGCAGGAGAATGTTCGGTGAGCAGGATAGTGCCGATCCCAATGCCAACAGACGGCTTGTTCCGATGAATTATTGTTATGCTGACCGATTAGATGAAGTAATAGACAATTCAAAAATGAAACCTGGTGACAAACCGGGTGGTGAAAACAATGAGAGGGAAGAATAATGGAACTTGTAACCAAAAGAGTAAAACTTAAAGAAATCTTACCGGAGAAGAAAGCCAACGAATTTGCAAAGCGTTTTAAGATTAAGGCAGACGAACTTGAATATGTCCAGAAAGCACAAGCACCGATTGATATGGAAATTAAGGAAGGTGAACGTGCTGTAATTAAATATGTTTCCACTATCTCTGTTGATAGGGATGGTGATATAGTGTTGCCGAAAGGTGTCGTTCTTGATGATTTTAAAAAGAACCCAGTTGTACTTTATGCTCACAATTACGGTGGTGCTTGGCTTGGTGGTGTAGGACAGCTCCCTATCGGCAAAGATATGTGGATTAAGGCAGACGACAGGGGTGTCTTGGCAAAACAGGTTTATGCTAATCACCAAATGGCAGACGATATTTACAATATGCACAAAGACGGATTCCCGTTGGCAAGCTCTATCGGATTTATCCCGCTTGAAACAGTAAAAAGAAGCAACAGTAAAGAGTGGAAGGACGCTGTTGATCTGGTTAAATCTGAATATGGATTAAGTGATGATGATTTCGGCAGTGCAGACAAAATATTTACGAAAGTATATCTATTAGAACATTCTGACGTTCCTGTTCCGAGTAATCCAGACGCTTTGGCTTTAGCTGTTGGCAAGGGCGAGTTTTCTTTCACTTCTCTTGATTTACAGAACGATGTTCTTGGTAAAGCAGAAGATGAAGAATTTGAAGTTGTCTGGACAGTAGAGAAGCGACAAGAATTTGAAGATAAGTTTGCTGAACTGCAAAAGAAATATGACGATTTAGCAAAACAGGTAAAAGAACACGATGATTTTCTATTCAAGCAACCAGAACAGAAATATGTAACGAAAGAGCAGGCTGACAAAAAATTTGAAGGCATAGCTCAAGAAATAAAGGACGAAATAAATCGTAAGTTAGGTAAGGTTTAATATTAGCCGTGTTATTCCGGGGACAGATTTCAGAACTGTTAGGAATAGTAGGGTGGAGATATTGGCTTGATTATCCTATGTGATTTACAAAATGAAAGGAGTTTAATAATGGACGAAGACAAAAAATTCCTTACTGATGAAGAACTGGAAACCAAGACCAATAAACTTAAAGAGGATGTCAAGACGATCGTTTCAGAAGCTCTTGCACCCTTGGAAGAAAAGGTTGACGGCATTACTCTTATCCAGGCTTCACAAAAAGAGGAAGACAAATTCTTGAAGGGTGGGTTTGACGATATTGGCGATTTTGCTAAATCAGTTCACGCTTCCCGAAATGGTTATGACGAAAAAATGAAGAGTTGGCTTGGCGTAGCCGAAAAGACTCTTAGCGAATCTGTTGGTGCTGACGGTGGACTTACTGTTCCTCCGCAGTTTTCCAATCAGCTTTGGGAACGCAGTATTGAAACATCGAAATTTTATGGCAAGGCATTTGATATTCCAACCATAGGCAACGAATACCGAATGAACGCAGTTGTGGACGAATCTCACGCATCGAATCTGTACGGTGGTATTACAATGTACTACAAGGCAGAGGAAGCACAATACACCGCTTCTTATCCGAAGTTCCGTGAAATCGTCTGGAAACTTAACAAATTAACTGGACTGGCTTACATTTCTGACGAACTGTTGGAAGACAGCAACCAGAACATCGCCTCTGTTGTTAGCAGATTGTTCTCAAATGCTATGGCTTGGCAGATTGACAAAGATATGCTTACCGGAACTGGTGCTGGTAAACCGCAGGGTGTTCTTTATACTCCTTCGCTTATCGGTGCAACCGCCGATACGGGTCAGGCTGCTACCACTCTTACCTATACGAACTTGTGTAATATGTGGGTAAGACAGCATAATACCGAAAAAGCTGAATGGGTAATTAACAGGAATGTTCTGCCCCAGCTTATGACGATGACTATTGAGGGCGGTACTGCCTCAACTCCGGTATGGATTCCGAGTAATGATGCTTCCAAAAGACCTAATGGGTCTATCTTTGGCGCTCCAATCGTAACATCTGAACACTGCTCTACTCTTGGTACAGCAGGTGACATTTATCTGATAGACTGGTCACAGTACGGTGTAGCTCACAAGAATAACGGTATCAAGACCGCTACTTCTATGCACCTGAAATTTGACTACGATCAGTTGGCTTTCAAGATCAGTTTCCGCTGGGACGGTCAGTCAACCTGGAACTCTGCCTTTACACCTGAAAACGGTAGTACTTCAAGTCCGTTTGTCAGTCTGGCTGCAAGGGCATAGGGGGAATAATGAGTTATAATTTTGAAGAAAACCACAAAGTAATCCATTGCTTCGATAGCACGTTTATTGCTGACAACGCAGATTTTATGGCTGGTAATCCGGCAAGTGACGTTATCACGATGGACGACTATCGAACCTGTGTGTGGACAATAATTGTTAATGCTGGTGGGACTGGATATGGCACAATCACGGTTGAATCTTGTAACAACACCACGCCCGGCACAACTACTGCTGTTGCTTTCCGATACCGAAAAATCCAAGACCCCGACACTCACGGTGCTTGGACAGACGCTACCAGTTCTGGTTTTGCTACCAGTGCTGAAGCTGACTGTATTTATGAAATAAAGGTTCACGCCAACGGATTGAGCAGTACTGACAAGTATGTTCGGTTGCAGATGACCGAAACTAACAGCACGGCACAGGACGGAGCAGCTTACGCTACGCTGTGGGATCCTCGCTATGCAGATAGTGATCCCGACACTTCGGGAAGTAACGTAGAATAATTAACCATATTAGGGGTGGCTTCGGCTGCCCCTACTATTAACCAAAGGAGTTAATATTATGGGAATAAGAGCATATTGGAAAAGTGGTAAAATGAATTTCTGGGATAGCCAGATTAATACCACTTTCAAAACGGGAGTCTGGGCTGATTGTCCGCTTTTAGCTATGCAATGCGATCCGACAGTCGCCTATGAGTTCTTTGAAGACTGGGTAAATTTTAAGGGTACGGCTTCTGCTACCACCCTAACGGGGTGGACGCTAACACAGGCTTCTACTGGTGCTGTATCAATCAGTGACACTCAAGCTGGGGGAATTTTACTTTTAGACAGTAATTCCATAACCGAAGCACAGGGCGCACAAATTCAGTACACTACCGGTACACTTCCGTTCATTCCGGCTGCCACTAAAGACATCTGGTTTGAATGTAAATTGAAAATAGTTGATACTTACGACAAATGTGAATTGTTTGCCGGATTATCTGCTGTTGATACTTCGATTATTGCTGGCAGTGATATGACCGCTGCTAACCATATCGGGTTTGAATGTCATACTGACGATGGTGTTATTTTGTTCGGTGGCGAGAAAGCCGGAGCAGAGGCTACACCGGTTACGAGTAATACTATCGCTGACAA